GGGGTGGTTCTGGAATTGTCATCATCGCATACCCAACCTGATAAATAACTCAGGACACTGATAGTCCTAAATATTAAAAACATTAAAACTTAGATATTAAACATGGCTCATTTCGCACAACTAGATGGTGATAACATCGTCACTCAAGTCATTGTTGTGAGCAACGATGACACATCCGATTCCAACGGAACTGAAACGGAAAGCATCGGTGTTGCTTTCTGTCAGAAACTCCTTGGTGCTGATACCAACTGGAAGCAGACCTCATATAATGCTAATATGAGAGGCAACTATGCAGGTATTGGATATACCTACATGAGTAATGTTGCAACTCTTGGAGTTGGTTCTACTGATATCTTTATCTCACCACAACCTTATGCTTCATGGTCAATTGGTATTACCACTGCTAGTTGGTATCCACCATCAACTCCTGGTGATGCACCTGCATTGACTGATGCTGAAGTAGCAGCAAATAAGTATTACGTATGGAACGAAAGTAATTATCAAGCAGATCCAGCAACAGCATGGGTTCTAACTACACCATAAATAGGGGTGCCCTATGAGTTTACATGACACCTCACAAATACGATCACATTTTAATACAACGAAATCCATTTACCCACAAACCACAATCTATCACATACATCGATCCTAAATTCATCCAATTAAGAATCTACTACAAGTGTGAGAGCGAGTTCTTTAAGAAGAAAACGACCAGTCAATAAAGTGGCACAGAGACCCTCTAGGAGACCCCTAGGGGGTCTTATAGTAGGTGCATACAAGACACAGGGGGTATGACTGCCACTCACAAGTTAATCTTCATTGCATCGTTCTTCTGGATGATGAACTGGGGAGTCCGTGTGACTTCTGTTCTACTTGACAAATTCTAAAAACCCTGTATAATTACCTTTGTGGAGGTTAATCAAAATGAAAACTGAATTTCTCTGTGTCAAACCTAAAAGTTCTAAAGCTAAGAACCGTTTTTCTAACATGATGGACCAGTTGCACTCATGTCGTGTAGAACAACGTATGGATGGTAAAGTATTCCTTGCATCTATCAGTGGTAAATACTTTTTTTGGATGAACGAATCATCCGATGATCACTGGGAGATTATTAAATGAAAGATCAAAATCAGATTCCTGATGAAGAAAATAAACAGGACAAGTGGAATCGTGGACTTGATATTTTTATCGAGTCTGTAATCAAACCCGATCCTGCTCTTCGTCAGTGTGCTCACAATCAGTTATGCTATAATGAATTGATGGACGTTCGTAAGGAAGTTCTTAACTATCTCAAAACAAAAAGGTGGTATTGATGGACAAACAGACTTCACGTTTCATGATAGAAATTCAACTTGACAACATTTGTAAAATTGTTAATGGAACCTGGCACAAACAATCACTTTACAATTCTAGTGGAGAACTATCAGAAAGAATCATCATAACTTATCCTAGTCCTGATGCTTCTAAAAACTCACAATAGAATTTGAAATGAATTTTACACCAGAGGAATTGAAGTACCTTCATCACGTTATGCAATGTACAAATAGTTTTACTATTGCAAAGTGTCGTGAATCAATAGCACCATCAGTTAATCACTATAAATTGATGGATAAAATTAAATTTGTACAAGATAGGATGTATATGTGATGGAATTGATTAAACCTGAAGACCCACAGTATTTCACTCAAACTTCCAGTGATTCATATGATAGACATCATTATGAGTTGATATTCAATGATAATCAAAGTTCTATAGTCTTTGATGATTATGAGCAGATGAAAGTATATTGGTTTCAATGTGTTCGTAAGTGGAGAGATTGTAAAGTTAATGTAATTGAACCAATACAAGAAAAGACTGTAAAAGGTTTCGCATGAGGGAAGTGAATGATTCGATCTAGTATTCTTGACCCGGACTTTCATATTTTGTTTCCGTATGAAACATTTCCGTGGCGATTGGAAGTAAATAAAGATTGTCATAATGTGAAAGGTGTCGCACTTACCGTGTGCCACTTTGAGTGTGAGGAACACTTGCAAAAATACTTGGATAGGTGTAAACTGAAACCAAGAGATTATAAGGTATTAAATCGTGACGGCAAATCCCTTAAGTCCAGTCAAAAACACAAGACAAACGTACAGCAAACAACTAGAAAAAGTCGTAACGGAAGTACAAGTACAGTTCGCGGAAGAAAATCCAACATGGATTCCACTAGAAACACTACTAGCAATTCAAAACGTAAGAAATGACCGAGATTAACGTACATCCAGAGATTGCGGAAGTAGATTGGATCGATGATGCTTTCTACATCAAAGAAACTAGGTATGGATTATTCACCAGTATTAAAAAGAATGGTGATAATTTTCTCACTGGTGCGACATATGATGGTGTTCTAGTGATGTCACGTTGGCATCTTAAGTGTGAGCAAGATGGAACACTTGAGCAATACACAAGAGTTGTTGGTGATGCTTTCGTAGGTGGTAAACTGTGAATGAAATCTTAAAAGGAAAAGTAAAAACACTTTTTGAAACAGACAATCCTGAGGAAGTATTGATTCGCTATGAGGATTGTGTGACTGCTGGAAATGGACAGATGATTGAGTATCCAAAAGGAAAGGGTGCAATCTGTTGTTTAATGACAGCAATGTTATTTGAGTATCTGGAAAGTAATTCAATTAGAACACATTTTATTGATTGTCCTTCACTGGATAGTATGAAATGTAGGAAACTAAAGATTGCACCTGTGGAAGTCATCTGTAGAAATATTGCAGCTGGTTCTATTGTAAAAACTACAAATATTACCGAGGGTTTCCTTATTCAACCTCCCATCATTGAGTTCTTTCTCAAGGATGATAGCAAGAATGATCCCTTACTCACACCAGATCGTGTGAAGTTGATGGGTATCGATACAGAACCATTGATTGAAAAGACTCGTAATGTTAACGATTTACTACAACCACTATTTTTGTTGTGTGGTGTTGATCTAGTTGACTTTAAGTTAGAATTTGGATATGATGCTCACGGCGATCTTTTCTTGGCTGATGAACTCTCACCAGACAACATGAGGTTGTGGAGTAAAGATAAAACGCAACGGTTTGATAAGGACTTGTTTCGTAAAGGAGAAGGTGATATAGTAGAAGCATACAAAATTATCCTAACAAAACTAAGGCAGTTTGTATGAGTAAAAAAACATTTAAGAACAAAAAGAATGATGAATGGGAGTATAATGATACTCCTGAAGTTCGTGCTGCTATTGCAAAACTGCACGAAGACATTCGTATGCGTAAACTTAAAGAACAAGATGACAAATTTGGTTATGACACTGGAGGTAAATGATGAAAGAGTATGATCCACTCACACCCGCAGAGGTGAATGATGCAGCAAAAGAGTTCTTCCCACTCTTTGACATCGTGCATCGTAATATGCCAGAGAATTGTACTGTAGAAGATACAATTAAGGTGATGGAAACTGTCTGTGATATGGCACAAAAACGTCGTAATTTTGACACTCCAGGTGTTGGTCCTTTTGGATTCAATAAAAAACCTGAAACCGAAACAGAAGAGGATTGACAAACATTTCTCTGTAATATATAATATTCACAACAAACAAAACGATACATGAACTACTCCATTACACTTAAAGCACCTGATGGGACCGAAAGTGTTATTGATTGTCCTGATGATTCTTACATCTTAGATGCTGCTGAAGAGGCAGGTGTTGATCTTCCATACTCTTGCCGTGCAGGTGCATGTTCTTCCTGTGCTGGTAAAATTGTCAGTGGTACTGTAGATCAAAGTGATCAATCGTTCTTAGACGATGATCAACTTGAAGCAAAGTTTGCACTACTATGCGTATCGTATCCAACCAGTGATTGTGTAGTCGAAACAGAGAAAGAAGAAGAGCTCTACTAAAATAAATAGCACATACAGTTCAAGTATGTGCTATGGAGGACAAAAAAGCAGCTAAGATTATTATCAAACGTGCAAAGAAGCATCCTGACTGGTATACTGCGGAAGATGTAAGATTTGCCAAACTGGTGAAGAAACGCATCAAAGCAGCGAAAAAGTTGAGGAAGAAGGAGACACAAAATGATTAGTGAAGCAACCGAAAAAGATTGGGATGACTTCTGGAAATCAGAGGATCTTGAAAGTGTTTGGTTGGAAATGGAATCAATTGAACCATTAACTCCCGTGACAAAAATCGAAAGAGAACCTTAAGATTATAGATAATGTGAGACATTCGTGTTAGGATGTTCACACATACCAGGAGATTGCCAATGACTCTACCAAAGAATAAAGAATTGAATCAAAATGAAATCGATTCTATTAAAGTTGCGGTAGAGGAATGTGATATTAGGGCAATACATCCTGATAAGATGGAAGATTTTGCAGAATATCTTGTACGAAAGGCAAGACAATCCGAATAGTGTCACAAGACCCCTTGACAGGGGTCTTTTTTTGATATAAATTACTAACAGTTAAACAAATTCCATGAAACTAGCACTTGCAGCACTGCTAATTGGTGTTACATCTGCACCTGCACTCGCTGGTGGTCCTAGAACCCGAGACAGTGGATATAGGTCTAGGGGTGGTTATGCTGAAGAGCAAAAGTGTTATCGCAAAGAATATAGAGAAGAATATGTACCAGGAACAGAAAAGAGACCTGGATATGTGAAAACTTACCGCAAACGTGTTGAGGTTGCATGTGAACGAGATTACATCCCTCAGACTACTCCTCATTATCACAATGAAGAACAATACCCCAATGTGGGTGATGTGGATAACAATTCCTGTATCGAAGGATCTATCTTAGGTGGCATTGCTGGTGGTGGTTTAGGTGCTGCATTATCGCGTGATGCTGGTAGATTGTGGGCGATTCCTCTTGGTGTGGTTGGTGGTGCTATGGCAGGTTGCCAGGTAGACGGTGGTTGAACTGACCTCATTTCTCACACTTTGCTTCAATCTTCTGTATATTAAAGAGGTATTCACCACACTATGACTGATCAAGAAAAAAAGTATTACGAAAATCTTGCTGAAGATTTTTGGTCTAAAATTGAGAGGGAGGCAGCAGAACTTGAGGTGACTGTTGATTACTACCTTGAAGAATTCTTTTTTTCATGATAGAATTAAGAGGTAATTCATCGGAGACAATGACTAAGCTTTTCTACATCGTTGACCACTATGTTCCATTCCCATCTAGTGAATATGGAGGCATTTGGAATGTAATCGCACAGGATGATAATGAGTGCTTTGATCTCATTACCAGTGCAGATGAAGGAGACTTTAATAGTCAATACTATGCACATCTTCGTGAAAATATTCTGAAGTCACGCACTTATGCACTTTCAGAGGAACTTGAATCCAAAATTGTTGAGGAATTTACTACATGAATGGAAAACTTGATCCAGAAGAACACGTTATGGAAGCACCCACTATTATTGAACAGATCAATTCCGTGGTTGAAAAACTAAATTGGGAAGAGGGTGATGATATTATTGTGGAGATTGGTGGGACTGTAGTTTCTGGTATCCATCAGGGTGAGAACTACAACAAGAAATGGTCAACACCTTATGGTGTGCGTAAGTACAACAAAGATGCGTTTATCATCATCAGTAATCAATCTCGTAGAGATTTGACTGGATCTAAACCTATGGATAGGGAACATAAACCTGCACATCCATATGAACCAAAGAAAGAGGTGAAGAAAGATGAAACCTGATGTCACAGTTTCTTGGGATCAACACCTCAAGAATGGAAATGTGTGGAGAGTTGAGGTGGAACTTACCATGCAAGGTGGTGAGACTGATGAACAACTCCCATATAATGTGGAGGTTTATGTAGTGGCACCTACAGTAACACTTGCACAGTATATTGTTGCTACAATGTATCCAGACTATGAGGGAATTTTCGTTGATGATGAACCTACTAGAACTGCCCCCTGATTTCATTCATGAACCACCAGAAGGTTACTCCTACAAGGTTACAGAGCATCGAAAAAATATGCTTGCTATTTGGATTATCAACCATGGCATGTTCTCTTATACTGACACACCACCTCAGTCAATCTGGGGTTTCTACAGCAGAACAAAGAGGTGCTATCATGCGCCTATTAACTCCACCAAGCACGGAGATAAGGTAGATATAACTAATACTCGACCTTATAGTGCTATGCAGTTAAATCTTAACCCTTTAATGGCAGCGTTCTCATGAAGTATATTCCTCAAGTTGATGATTATGTTCGATGGAAGACAGATCACGTAGATGTTGAGGGTTGGGTATATTTTTATGATGATCAGTATATTACAATTGAAACTGGTATTAAACCAAAACCCAATTGTCAATACACGAAGAATGAAAGACACAAATATATTCACACACTTTTACTATGTTTTCCAAAACACTGGAAAGAATTAGAATATGTTCATACGAGGAAGAATAAGTATGGTGAGACTTTGGCAGATATGGAAGTATTCATTAGGGAGTTTCAGTGATGATAAAACAAAACCTTATGACAATTATGTTGCTATCATTCGCAGCATCATATTTGTCAGTCTGCTCACTACTAATATGGTTATTGTTTCTGGAGTAATTAGACATTGGCATGATGTACCGAGTGAACTATCTAAAACCGAAGAAAAAGGGATTCGCAAAACATTCTGCAAACTTCCTTAAGATTGAAGATGCAGTGTTTTGGGAAGAACACGTAAAGAAAAACCTGAAAGCAGTGGACACTCAAATAACTGTCCACTAATCCCCCACAGACCACCAATCCCGTGTATATTAATTCTGTTGACTTACTCAACTTATGACAAGCACACAAACTCAATCCAACAATCTAAAAATTCTACCATTTAATCCAAAGAGTGACATTTATGACACTTTTAAGGTAGATATTACTCCTGAAATGGCGCAACATATTCTTGATTATTTTAACAGGGATAATAGAAAGATCTCTAAATCTCAAGTTAACAAAATCTTTCGTAGTATTGAAAATAATAATTGGTTGTTAGATGGGCAACCCATGACGTTTAATACTGATGGAAATCTTACCGAATTTCAACATCGTCTTGCTGCTATCGCAAAATGTACTCCAGATCGCACCTTTACTGCAATTGTCGTCGTTGGTGTTCAACCTGAATGTTTCAGTAAGACTGCAACAAATAAGAAACGTAATCCAATTGATGAAATTCAACGAAAGTATAGTAAAGCACATAAAGATGAAGTTTCCATCCTTGGTGACATTTTGAAGAGACAACGTAAATGGCGTCTTTCTATGCAAAATGCTATTTCAAGTTATGAGAATTGGTTTAAGAATATTTCAAATTCTCTTAAAGTCAGTGGAGATTATGAAAATTTGATGGATAAGTTTTCTCTTCAACGTAAAACTGTCCGTGCATATGTTGCTCTTTGTGAGCGTTATGGTTATCTGGAAGAGTGTAAAACTTTTTTAGAACTTCTTGATAATGAACTTGAGGAAGATGCGGATAGCCCAATCTCTACACTTTCCTCTCAATTTCTAAATTTTTGGAACTCAACGGCGGTAGATTTAAGTAATGAGAAAAGAATGGACGTTCTTTATTCCATGCTTTGTGTAGCAACTGATCGTATTATTATGCGTGATGATGGTATGATTGAATTGAATATCAGTTCATCTAATCTTGAGCATAATGAGATGGAAAAGCAAGGAGTATATCGAAAGTTCCTTGCTTGATCCAATTTAAGAACTGTCCACTAATCCCCCACAGACTACCAATCCCGTGTATATTAACAGAGTCAAACAAACCAACCACATGGATCCCTGCACACTTGCACTCGAAACTGACAGGCAAATGATGGAATACTATGAGAAGTGGGACAATGCGAGCGTAGAAGAATTCTACGATGATGTTGAAAAAATGAATATCCAACTTGACGAATTTACCAACAACAACTACACTGTTTGATATGCGACCTGCTGAAGTTCTCTACGAAATCAAAGATCTCCAGAAGCAATGGAGAGATCAAAACTTCCGTTATACAGAAGCACAGAAACAACGATATGCTGATCTTTTGACCATGCGATGTGAACGAGTTCAGTTCTTCATTGACAACGACATGGTTCAAAAAGGACCAAAGGTGACAAAGAAAGTCGAAGAGGTTAAAGAAGACGCGGACGATTGAACAAGTGGCACAGAGGGTCTCCCAGAGGTCTCTCTGTGCGTTATAGTATTGGTATCAACGGAACACGAATGACGGTCACCCTCCGCCCACATCAAAGAGATATTGTTGATCGTATGCTTGCATACGACAAAGGTCAAATCATTGTGCCTACAGGTGGTGGCAAAACTATCTGTATGATTCAGGATGTTGTGGAGAATTGTAAGTATATCGACAACGGAATGACGACTGTTGTTGTTGCTCCACGTATTCTGTTGGCAGAACAACTGTGCAGTGAATTCCTTGAGTTGATTGATACAACTCACACACATGTGATGCACGTTCATAGTGGTGAGACAGAGCACTATTCTACAACAAAAGCAGATGACATTCATGTCTTTGCTAACACTGCTCGCGCAGTGGGTGAGAATGTTATCATCTTCACCTCCTATCATTCGCTCCATCGTATCATGGAAGCAGATATTGAGGTGGACAACATCTATTTTGATGAAGCACACAATAGTGTTCAGCGTAACTTCTTTCCTGCGACTGAGTATTTTGCAGAGAATACAAATCGTTGCTATTTCTTCACAGCAACACCCAAACATTCTCTTGCTGCATCTAAACCTGGAATGAATTGGAGTGTCTATGGTCAAGTTTTATGTAATGTTCCTGCTCCTTTGCTTGTTGATGAAGGGTACATTCTTCCTCCAAAAGTGGTTGTTAAACAACTGCCCATCATCAAGGGAAGAAAGGTTATGTATGCTGAGGATGGAGACAACCTCATCGAAACTATCGATGAAAACAACATCGACAAGACTTTGATCTGTGCTCGTTCTACGAAGCAAATCATGGGTCTTGTTTCACAATCAGATTTTTGTCTACAACTCAAGGAGCGTGGATACTCCTGGATGATGATCACATCCAAGACTGGTGCAATCATCGATGGTAAGAAAGTCAATCGTGACGTATTCTTTGACACTCTGAATGAGTGGGGCAAGGAAGATGGTAAGAAGTTTGTTGTCATCCACCACTCTATTCTGTCTGAGGGTATCAACGTAAGTGGACTCGAAGCTGTTATCTTCATGCGTAACATGGACTACATTGGTATCAGTCAGTCGATTGGTCGTGTGATCCGTTTGGGTAGCACTGAGAAAACATTTGGGTTGGTTTGTATTCCAACTTATGATAGAGTGGGTATCAGCACTGCCAAGAAAGTTCAGGCAGTTGTTGATGTTGTGTTCAATCAAGGTCAACCCGCTATCAGTGAAATTCGTAGGTAATAAGTATGAGTAAGAAGGCAAAGGATTTGGATAAGTTTTACACTCATCCAGATATTGCAAAGACGTTTGTTGATAAGATCAATGAAATGTTTCCATTAGATCAGTATGATATGGTTATCGAACCTTCTGCTGGTAGTGGTAACATTTTGCAATATCTTCCTGCTGATGCTGTTGGTTTGGATTTAGCACCTGAGGGCCCAGGTATCACTAAACAGGACTTTTTTGAGTATGATCCAGGATACAATCCCATACTGACAAATAACATCAGGATTGCAACAGTTGGAAACCCACCTTTTGGGTCTGGATATATGAATCCACTTGCAAAAGGATTCTTTAATCATGCTGCAACATTCAGTGAGTTGATTGGATTTATTATTCCTGCTAAGTGGCAAACTTCCTGGAAGGTGCAATTTCAGTTGGATAGGTCATTTGGTCTATACTACACACAGTTTTTGCCAAAAAACAGTTTTGTATTCAATGGTGAGCAATATGATGTCCCTTGTTGTATGCAAATCTGGTCAAAGACAAATCCAAAAGGTTATCCAGATCTTAGAATAAGAGAGAGACCACCAACAAAACATGTAGATTTTGATATGTTCTTGACATGTGACAATGTTCCTAAACTACCAGCAGTGAGAGAGCAAATTAAAAACCAAGAATACTGGGAGTTTGCACTCAAATACTGGGGACAGATTCGTGTATGTGATTATAGTGAAGTTCCAGAGAATACAACCACACATTATCTGTTCAAAGCAAATCAACCGTATGTAAGAGATATTTTTGAGAGCATAGATTGGTCTAAGTATGTGTCAAATATGGGTGCTCCCAATGTTGGTGGTAAGTCACTTGTAATAAAAGCATACAAAGAACGCAAAGCAGAGATGGGGTTGTGACAGTTGGTTGAAGTGTCTACCAAACCCCCACAGGGCACCAAAATCGTGTATATTAAGAGAGTCAAAGGAACGCATAACGCTTTCCATTACACTCAAAAACAAAATGACTATTTTTCCAATACCTCTTACTGAGCACAATACTAATCTCAGTGATGAACTTAATGCAAAGCAATTCGCTGAACAGCATGGATTTTATCTTGCTTGCACTGCTGAAATCAAACCAGAAGCACGTTTTATCAAGAATCCTGACGTAAATCCCATTCAGTATGTTCCAACTAAGGGACGTGAAGTGCAATACAAAGAATATGCTGAACGCATCTACATTCTTGCCATTGATAACAAAGTTGCCAAGATTGGTGGAACATATACTGGCATGATGAAGCGTCATCAGTCATACAATTGTGGCACACGTAAAGCAAGAGCTGCTGGCACATGTTCAACCACAAACTATCACATTACTGAAGAACAGTATTCTGCACTTTCTCAAGGCAAATCTGTTGAGTGGTATGTATTTGATGTGCCACTTGCTGAGGCAACTATCAACGTGTGGGGAGATGAGATGACATATAATGCCAAAACTTTTTACAAGTATGAATCTTCATTATGCGCTAAGTATCAAGAATTGACTGGACATTTTCCTTTGCTATCTGCTAATGCTGGTATCGAGTGACAGTTGAACAACCTCCACACACCTGCTTGATTTGTCCCTTATTCCGTGCCATACTAACAGTATGAAAAACACACACCTTGAGCACCCCGAAGATTCTATTCTGACGGGTGATCTTTCTGTACTTGATTGGTTCCTTTCTGATGGTGAAATCTCTGCGAAGATCGATGGCGCTCCTGCGATTGTATGGGGTACGAATCCGCAGACGGGTCGATTCTTTGTTGGTACAAAATCGGTCTTTAACAAGAAACTTATCAAGATTAACGAAACACATTCTGACATTGATGACAATCATGTTGGCAATGTTGCTGATATATTACACCATTGCCTTGATAACCTTCCTGATTTCGACGGGATTGTTCAAGGTGATTTTATTGGGTTTGGTGGTGATGATACTTTTTGCCCCAATACGATTACTTACATCTTTGATGAAGTAATTCATCAGGATATCATCATCGCACCTCATACATTGTATGCAACCGATGATGAAATGAAAGATGCTTATGTCATCAACGACATGGTAGACATGGAGATCTTTGAGGATACTGAGTCGTGTAAGTTTGTTCAACCTGAGTGTTGGCAAGTCGATGAAGATTTTGATGAGATTGTTGGTTTCGCACGTCAGATGGCACAGATGGTAACATTTGCTGACAAGAAAGAAGCAGCAGAACTTCAAGTAGCATTGAACAAATGTATTCGTGAAGGTCGTGAAGTTGTGCCAGAAACATTCAACAACTCCCGTTTGATTAGTTACTGGTTCTTGATCAAGTCCATCAAAGATGACATGTTGTTCATGATGAGAAACAACGGACCTAGTGCATACATTGGCAATCGTCAATGTCGTGGCGAAGGTTATGTCAAGACCAATGAGTTTGGTATGTTCAAACTCGTCAATCGTGAGCAGTTTTCACATGCAAACTTCAACAACGGGAGATTTGCAAATGTCTAATTACACCAAAGAACAACTGATTGATGCACTTGTTCATGAGTGGGATTACCTCTGCCACGATGATTATGACCCAGAAGATCCAACACCAGAAGAATATCGAAAGGACATGGAATCACTCACAGTTGAAGAATTAATCGAAGAAACATCAACCGGAGAAGGTTACACTCTAGATGAGTTCATGGAGAACCACGGGTGACAGTTGGCGAAGTGTCCACCAAACCCCCACAGGGGACCAAAATCGTGTATTATTAAAGAGTCAAAGGAATTCAACCGATGCGAACCACCACCAAAGCACAAGCACTGGAGC